ACGGAATTCCCGCTATCGAGCGCAGCACCATTCCAAAACGCTGCGAAACCAGCCAGGTCCTTCGTTGCCGTAATAGCGGCTCCACCGCCACACCGCGCCATGACAGCAGCAGCCGGGTAGGCGTACCCACCATCAATGATGGCACCAGAGGTATGACCCTCGAACGTGCCAATCACCCCTGCATGCAGATGGCTGAGCGTAGTGTCCTTCACAACGACCTGCCCCATGGCACCGTAGGTCTCGTGAGCGGCCGTAGTGCAGTTGACGATATGACAAGCCCGCAGACACTTAGCTGCATACGCCCCAGTCAGGTTGGCATCGCTTGCCCCATGAATCTCCATGGTGGAAAGCTGGCCATCGGTGTAAACATCCTGTTCAGTACAGAACGGAACAGCCGAAGTTGTGGCGGCGGCGACGGCGAATTCGCCGATACGAATTCCGATATAGGCAGCGTCAGCCTCGATTTGGATGCCAGTCGTCCAGGGATAGCAGCCAGCACTCGACTTGATCCGAATACCAGTCAGCGTTCCGCCGATAGTTGCTTCGTCGTCAACGCTGCAATCTATGTTGATACCGTCCAGGTGGCCGGTCGAAAGATTAAGGCCAGACTCGGCAACAACAGAGAAGCTCCCGGCGGCAGTTTGGGTACTAGCGATTCCGCCGATTTCCGTGGTTCCAGAAATCTCGACCCACCCCATCAAACCGGCGTGATTTCCGCCAGCCAAATCCTTCTTGACTCGCAGCTTACCAAAGATGCCAATGTGCGCGGTGCTACTGGTCTGGTTGAACTCGATCGAATTACGAGCGTAGATGCCGGCAGACGATCCAGTGTCGCCGGCTACAATGTCGGCGTCTGCCTGAGAGTGAACCTCAACCGCGAACGGGAACGCAGTCGTAAGCGAAACGCCTTCGCCCTGAGCGCCGATCAAAACGCCAGCGCTAACGGAATCACCGCGCATGTGCAGACCATACTGCCACTTGGATTCTCCGCCGTCACCATCGACGTTCACCGTGTACGCGGCCAGCCAGCCGTCGCCGTCGTAGACCCTATACGATTTAAGGGTCGCCTCGAAACCAGACATATACAGCCCGATAGTCGTGTCACCGGTTTCCTCTTCGAGGGCAGCGCGGACACAAGCGACGTGGCCGTTAAGCACTCGGCCCCCGACGCCAGCCAACTCAAGATAGCCAGTGACCGGAGCGATGACAGCGTTCTCGCTGTCGATTGCAACGGTGTTCAGCATCTTAACCTGACCGCGAAGCGCGTTGAGCGAAATCCCGTTGGTCTGCGAGGTGCAGAGAAGAACGCGCGAAAGGACCCCGCGGAGATTGCCACCGGCAATATCCTCACCGCCGTCGTCGAACAGGAAGCTCACGGGCCGGGTGTTCGTGGCGCTCAACTGAAGGGCCAGCGCGCACGTCGAGCTATACGTTCCGGTAATCAGGAACGGAGTTGTGTACGAATCGCCGGTCGGATCGGTCGTGCTAATCGAGATCAGCGGCCCGGTCAGGTCGTCATCGAACTCGATCTGCGCCATCTCGCCGGCGGCAGCGCACGAGACAAGATTGAAATCGCAAGAGGTAACAGTCCCCTCATTCACGTAGAGGGCGGTATCATCTCCGCCGTCCGTATGCTGGAAGAGGCACCCGGTCTGGTAACCATCGGTCTCGTCCACGGGGACGATGGAACCGCTCGCAAACAGAAGGCCCCTATTTCGTTCCGGAACCTTCATTTTAATCAAAGAACACAACCTATCAATCATCTTAGTAGCCTTTCGGAAATATGGAACAGTGCATTCGGTACTTCTAACTCGGAAATTGTTACCTTTTCCCCCTACTTTTTCTTTCTTTCCATCGACTTAATGAGACGGCTCATACCAGACGGACCATGCTTTTCCCACCACTTCCTGTTTCTCTCCTTCGCGGCCTGGCCGGCTGAACCAACGTGTTGCCCAACTGATTTCGAGCCACCCTTCTTGGCGTCTGCGGCACGCTTGTCTGCGATAGCTTTCGCGGCCCGCTCTTGGGCTACCGTTCTCTTAGCAGGTTTCACTACTGCCGACTGCTTCAGCTTAGGCTTCGTGGTGGCTCGCTTGTCTGCGCGAGCCTTCGCGGCTTGCTCTTCAGCGAACGTCCTCTTTTTAGCCATCATAGTTCCTTATGTCTGAGGTTTATCGTGATACCATGCTGGATAGTCTCTGGTATGCCGATACTCCAAGCTAGTGTGCGTTTCGATGCCGCCAGAAACAACAGCATCGCATATTACGTTCACGGATAGTCTGGCTTTAGCGCCCAGCATTCTTACCGAATCCCCAACGCCCCCTATGGCAATTCCCTCTCCAGAGACAGCATCCCCGCCAAATCCAAGGTACACTATATCCGCACCATTCAATGTCTGCGCATTCAATTGCACAGTCAGTTCATCGCGATACTCATCAGCAGCGATTATCTCCTTAGAGATATTCACTTCTCCGGCACCAATACTCCAAGCGTATGCGGACATATCTTAGAACCAGATGTAAGAGCCAGGACGATACTCAACGTCTTCGGTAGTCTCAATGCCAACAAGAGACGCGCCAGCAGCATAACCATACACCGCGCCGCGAGCCTTAGCGCCAGTCACGCGCACTGAGCACCCCGGATAGATCAACATGATTCCAGTAGCAGTAACGGCAGGCTCACCAAACGCGAGATATACCGATGCAGTATCCTGGAGTTGGATCGTAATGTGGTCCCGATTCTTATCGGCAGCAATCAGCAGTTCGCTGGAACCACCGGCAAGAATTGTTGCGGATGCTGACACTAGATTAGTTCCTTTTTGTGCTTTGTGTTTTCGGTGTATGCAGCAAGTGCAAGGATAATGTCCGTTGAATCCTTTTGCTTTTCGGCACTACACTTCTTACATATTCTCTTCTTCGTCATATCAATTCACCTCGGTAGGTGAGCGGATAAGTTCCGCCTGTGTAACCTCGACGGAAAACCCCCTCTTCGAGTTGATAATCTTGGTGGCCCATCTGCCCATAATTTTTTGCACCACGTTTCCGGTCACGAATTATCGCATCGACAAGAAGCGACTCATACAATTTGCTATGTACCCCAGGTTCGTCATTAGCTCTACCTTCCGCTACCGCAAGACATGATTCGGTATATAGCTCAGCAAGCTGCATTCCCCCAAGCGGATACGGCAACGCATCGGACAACGCGCCGCTGTATGCCTCATACTCATAAAGCATTGTCCAGTCATCATCTGGATCGGGGTAAAACAAAGCCTCTTGCCGCTGTCCAGTCGCCCCCGTGGACGACTTGTATCGAATCGCTACGAAACTTGGCGAGCCAGACATCAACGATCCAGCACGCATAGAAAGTAGTTTTCCGACAGAAACAACATCAACCGGAGACAAGTTAGAATCTTGAGGGAAATTAAACCTGCCAATCATACGACCGAAATTATCGGGCAAGTCATAATCGGCTTGAGCCAAGCTATACGAAGAACCGGCATCCGCAGTAACCGTCAAATTATCCAAGGTAATCTGCGCATCGCCGTCTCGCGTATCCACTGAATAAGACTCACCGTCGATAGTCAATTCACCATCTGCCGCCCATGACGGGAATGTTCCATCGGCTAGCGTAACAACCCCAGCCACAATAGTCACGGTTCCAATGGCGTATGGCTTGTAAATATCGAGCACTTCAGTCGGCCGTAGCCACGACCATTCGTAGCCAGCGAACGTAGCATCAGCACTAAGGGCGGTTGGGTAATAAACGAGCCGAACGCCAGACTGAACGAATTCCTCGACCTCTGCTTCTTGCACAGCAGTGAAGCTAGCTACTGTCCTCCCGTAACCAAGAAAGAATCCAACGCGACTCTTCAGGTCCGCCCAGCCTAAGCTCAAGGTACTCTCAGCCAATTCTGAATCCTCACAATAAAATGGCTGCCACTGGACGAAGAGAGGAATCCAATGGCAGCCCTTGATCCGCCCTTACCAGATTTCTAATCCGGGGGCGGTTGGAAGTTACGCGGAGGTAGGCTCGGTGTGAGTCTGGCGCGTTGCATTCCAGGCACCGTCCCACACGAGCGTCTGAGCCGCATTCACCGTGGTATTGGCACCGGCCCAAGTAGTCGTACTGTGGACCCCGCTTCCCCAGACCTCCCAGCCGGTCGTGACTGTAATCACGAAATTGTTCGTCGCGATCTCAGTAGTAATGACCTTGAACTTCTTCCGCTGGCCGGTAAACGTACCGTCAGCGAGAGTGTAGGTACAATTACCAGCATCGATATCCGCGCCCGTAATCAGCGTGGTTCCGCCGAACATCAACGTGCCGATGGCAGCATTATTTACAATGTCAACAACCTCGACACCGCCGGACGGCAGGCCAGACTGCAACAGCGCCATGCACTTCTGGGCGGTAGCGACATAAGTTGTAGTCTGCATCACCTGCGCGGAGCCCTCGCCCTCAAGACCAGCGTAACGAAACTGGCCGGCAAAGGCCGGCGTAACGTCGAAAGTCAGGATACCAGTACCCTTGACGGTGCTGACTGCAACGTAGATATTGCACACGCTGCCGGGCTTATAGATCTCGATGAACTGCCCGCTGGAATTCGCCGCGTAATTGCGAGACGAAACGCCAGCGAAATACTGGGCGTTCAGGGTCGTCGGGGGCTCAACGTGGTTGAAGCGCCGCGCATCGAAAGCGGTAGCGACTCCGTAATCCCAATTATAGCAGACCGCCTGGCCTTCTTTCAGGGCAGTGGCAGACTCGAACCAAACCCACTCCGAGAAGGTTCGGGCCTGTTTGGTCGGGGCATTGATAGCAAAACTCGTCATAGCTTTTCTTTCATCTTATTGTTATTGTTTTCAACGGGAACCAAATAACCCCCTGACAGCCCCGAGAGGCTGTCAGGGAGTATTGTTGTTAGTCGGCGACGTGGTAGACGCCCTGACGACGAAGATCGGTACAAATCATCTGGAGCGTACAATCATTGTCAACGCGCCGGACAGTGTGCTTATTCGGCACCATATACGGTTTCGTTAGCTGATTCTCCCAGCCAGCCAAAACGCCAATTGCCATCCACAACCAATCAATCGTGTAAATGGGATTTTGCACATCATCATCAAGCTTGGGAACATACTGAACAGACGTACCCTTGAACAGCGTCCGGCCATCCTTGCTGGCCAGATCGTTGCCGAGGTTCATGTTCTGGTCCTCAAGGATCTCTTCCATGATACCGATAACACCATCGTTAGTATAGATACCGTTCTTCATGCCGCCAACTTTAGGCGTGGCATGAGAGAGAGGGGACCTGAACTTCGTCTGACGGGAACCTCTTCGCATCCTACGAACAAGATCCTCTTTACTAACCGCCACGTACGGACTTCCGTAATTAGCCCAACGAGGATAGGCTGCTGAAGACTTGCCGGCGCGGCCCAGCGGGAATCCGGCAGGATCGAGGCCGTTGAAGCCCTCTGCGGCGCACTTCGTAACCCAGTACGTCATGCCGAACGGAGTCTTGTCGTCATCGGAATCGTCCGGCTTAGTCCAGAGAATCGACTCCATTAACTCGAATAACGAAATCTGCATTGCTGCTACGCGAGTCTGCACCAGATCAACGATCTTCGTGCCGCCACGCTGGAACGCAGGCTCCCGCTGATCGTAGTGATAGAACGCATTAAGGTGACGCGGCTGCACCTTCATGGTAATCATGGTGTCGGCGATTGCGCCACCGTCGGTTTCGTACAGACCTACCGCCCGCGCAGAGTGGTTGTGGTCAATTTGAGCCTGGAATTCCCAATCATCACCACCGTCGAATACCTTCCTTTTGCCTTTCCAAAGCTCCCTGACAGCCACGAAATCCGTCAAGTCTGTCTGGTGGTCGAGGAACGAGCCCCTGTTGATTAGCTTCTCCTGAGTGAGAAGTACGGCATCATCGATATTGGCGTACTGAATTGTCATCTAGTCGTGTTTCTTTCTAGTTTGCTGCTGCCCGCTCACAAGCTAGGACAGCGCTATTGTTATTGTCGTTCGGACTTGAAAAATCTCTCGTCCAACTCTTTAGCGATATCCGCTGTGGAAGTCGGAGAATCCTTCTTCATGCGCCCACCGGCACGTTGAATATGCTGCGAACTGCGCTTAGCCAGCTTATCAGACAGCTTTTTCGCATCAATTTTTGCAAATTCATCGTGGAGCACAATACGAGTCGCCGAATTAAACAATTCGTCCCTTGACGGCAACGGCATTCCGGTATCATTGTAGCCAGCCCTCAGCACGGCAAGCTGTCCCGCGATTTGATCGCGCTTCGCAAGTTGCGAACTTCCTTGGTCCAGGTTGTTGATTGAACCAGTCCCAAGGGCTTCGGTGAAATCATCACCGAGATCATTGATTTGTTTGTCGAACCACCCCGTAACCTCGCGAACATTTGCATCAGAGTTGGCTTTCTCAATGTCCTGTTGCTCGGAGCGAAATTCGTTAATCGTATCACGTTGAGATCGAACCACGGCAGTAAGCTTGTCAAACATCTCAACTGCCGCTTCCCCGTAAGTCTCCGGATCAAGCGTCGGAAGGTTATCGAGCGGATCATCGGCGCCTGCATCTACTTCTACCTCGACTCGCTTTGCATCCACTATGGCATCAACAATATGCAGCAACGCTTCGTCACTAGGGAAGTTCCTTGCATCGCTAATCGAAATTCCAGCAAGAACAGCCTGCGAAAGTGCATTATCGCTAATTGCCGGAGGAACGATTAGATCAGTTCCAGGCTCGCCATCAACGGCGGCGGCCACGGCGGCGGCATCGGCGTCCGCATCGGCGTCAACAACTACATCGACGGCATCGTCAACAACAGCGTCGGCGTCGGCAACGGCTGCCGGAGCATCGTCAACAACTACATCGACGGCATCGTCAACATTGTCGCCGTCAACATTATCGCCGTCAACAGCAATAGCATCGACAGCATCAGAAATCTCAGTAGCAAGGTCTTCGGGTAGTGGCATGATTCTAGTTCTCTCTTCTAGGTTTCAGTTCCAAAACTTGATTCGTCGTGAAGCCCGCGCAACTTTAATGCTTTCGTTCGATGTTGCGGGTTTCGATAAACTGGATCTCCGTCATTCGTTACTTCGCAGTCGAACTTGCGATCCTTGAAAAACTTACGAAGCTCAGGAGCTTGTGCAGCATTCACTCCAGATGCGTAACACACAATGGGCCACTCGCCCTTTCCCCCACTCTGCTGCCCACCGGCCCACTCAGCGGCATGATCGCGTGTTGCTACATCATTTTCCAGGTCAATTTGCGCCGGAGCCTCGCCCATGCGGAAGATGCGCTCATGCGTTTCTCCGGAGGAATCTGTAAAGCAATAAATCGGCATACCTGTTCCCTTCTGAAAGCCTACATATTACAGTATACCAGATTGCAGAACAACCAATACAAAAACCCAGACAGCCCACCCATCTAGGTGCTGTCACTGTCCCCATCACCCTGGCTCAATAATTCCTGCTGCGCAGCAGCAGATGCCCCCTCTTTCGACAAACCAGTCTGGCTGGACGTTTCATAAGTCCTAGTCGTATTGGCTGGCATACCCTGCTTTTTAGGCGCTTGCCCAGATTCCGGCTGGTCCACAAATGTAACAATCTCACCAACTTCAGGCATATCCGAATAGCGAGAAACCAATTCAAGGAGCCTCTTAACGTCTATTTGCCCGCCAACTTTTTCAATCAGTGGCGCAAATGGAAGAATGTATGTATTCGTAACGAACCCAAGCTTTTGCAACTTCGTACCAGGCGAATTACTTTGAAGCGAATACACATCAATGCTAAGATCATAAAACGAAAATTCACCATTCTTACTCTCTTGCCCCCATTCTTTTTTGATTGAAATGTCAGCGCCAGGAATTTTTTTCTCAAGCGTCCGCCTTCTAATCGGATCATTCCACTCGTAGTATGCAAGCGTAGTGAATACATCAGAAATTGCTTCGACGCTAAGCTGGCTCATGCTCTGCATCTGCGCACCAGCAGCTTCGCTTAATAGCTTATCCTGACCGACAGTCTTTGTCATTGGAGACAGTCCACCCAAACTGTCCGCATTGCCAGCAAAATAGGAACTAAGATCCTTATTTTGCAAATAGAACGCAAGCGTGTTGGGGTTTATTCCGCCTGCCGTCAGCTTTTTTGCTTCCGCACCACTGTACGAAATACCATCGCCGTCCATGGCACCCTTGAAATTGCTGACATCTTCATCCTGGCCGCCAGGGAACCCAAGAACAGTCTTCTCTGAATCAGCTTGGTTACCCAGCTTGCGGTACAAAGCATTCCCAAGTTCATGGAGATCAATCCATACCTGAACAGGAGCAAGTGGCAAAAGCAAGCCTGGCACATCAGTAAACCCAAGCTTAATATATGGCCCAATATCGGGACCGTCCCTCTCGATTATCCTGAGAACCTTTTTGCTCGTAACACCAATAGTTACCATAAGGCTATCTTCAGGAAGCCAGACATCGCGCAACCAAATCCTATCCCTGAATGTATCGGCCGTTCCATTCGTGGCTACACCTTCGGCCCGCTTCTGACCATGTTCTCCAATTACCGTATTTTCATCATACGAGAGGCCAGCACGAGCCTGCTTCCTTACCCACCCGGCGTCCATTACCTTTTCAAAATCAGCCCAATACGTGTTTCCTTCGTACTGAATTTGGTCGATTCGCTTTGCCGACATATCGACAAAATAATCGTCAAGGGTAATGTCGTCAACAAACGACTCGCCATACGGGTGGCCCATTGCAGCCCCAGTTTCAGCAATACCGCACTTCAATACCCCCATCGAAAACAACGCCTCAGTTGTAAAGCGGCGAAGCGTCTTTCCAAGTTTAATTTCGTCTGGAATTTGATTAACTGCAAGTTCAAATTCATACGCAGAAGCACGTAGCTCACGCTGCATTGACGTAATGAAAACACGCGGAGCCTGTGGTGCCAATAGCCTGACGTAAATATCAACAGCCATCTTCAGGAAATTCACTGGAACAGGCTTAGTCAGCCCACCAACGCTATGGTGCGATCCCATGAATTGATTGACAGCATTGATCCTCTGCTTTCGTGGATATTCAAGCTGCTGCTCCGCCCAATCGATGGACTTAATCAATCTCTCTGTTTGCTTTTCCGATAGCGGGTTAAACGCCATGATATTTATCTCCAACTCTTATCTAGTTCCCTGTTACTTAGTTGTTTCGCTTCCTTGTGCATCTTCTGCCTCCAGGCAAGGCATCCTACTGGAATTTCTGGCTTCTTTTTTTCCGGAAGCCTGCGTCTCGTACGCTCTATAATCCCCTTCCACCCAAGCGCATCCGCCATCGCCCTGTCACCGTGGTTCGCCTTAGCGCCAGATGGGTCAGTTTTTGAATTTGATCGCGCATGGACAACACTATTATCCGCCCCAAAAACATACTCAAGTGTCTCTTCAAGCGCCTCCTTTGACCTGTTAATTGCAAGGCCTTTTTCTATTGCCGCGCGATACACGCTCAACAAAAGAATCTTGGTTTCCTTAGTTTGCGCCACCCCGGGAATATCCGTAACCTTTTTGGACAACGCCTCTTCGCTCCTACGCCAATAGATATTTCGATACCCGAGATCAATCACGCGATCGCCAAACTGCCGCCCTGGACCGCCACTCTCCCAGATCAAGAATGCGTCACCAAGCCACTTAGCAATCGCAAATATCTGCCTAGCGAGAGCTTCTGGTCTAATACGAGGGTTCACGTACTCCAAAGACTTCTCGCACGTCACTATATCCCAAGCGCAGCCGGCAGAATTAGATGCGCCCGTCCCTGCGGATACATCAACGCCAAGAGAATACTTATGGTCCTTCGGTGGGTTCCCATCTTTATTCAGCAGAAACCATAGCTTCAAATTACCGTTTGGATTCTCGCGAAACTTAGTATGTTCACCAGTTTCATCATCATAATCAAGATCCCCAACCAGTATCGGCGGCCTAGCGTGTCCCCGTATCCTCTCGCGAACAAGATCGGCAGAGAAGAACTGATAGCCAGACCCCAGGTAATCGATATCAAGCTCCTGCGCAATCTCCTGAGCATTAGCAGCGCGCTTGCATTCGTTATCATACCATGGACTACGCAGCTTGCCGTCCAAGACAGCCTCGAACTGCCCGCTCGGGTATCCCTTCTTATCGATAACATTCAGCCTGCCGTCATCATCGGCCGTATAAAGTCCAATGGACTTAATCGGATGTTCGGACCAGTGCAGCTTAAGCTTTTCAATACCAGTCTGCGACATATCGTAAAAAGCATTCCCGGTTCCTTCCGGAGTTGAATTAAAGATCCTGCATGGCGTGGCATCTCGCGTGGCAGACAGAACTTGATGGCCCTGTTCAACAGCAGCAAACTCGTCCAACAAAATCGCAGTACGCCTATCACCACGAGCAACTCGACCGGTAGTTGATTCGCCATCAACCACCGAGCCATTCTCGGGATTTTCAACATGCAACTTTCGCCGGTGATCGTTTTCGTTATATCCAATTGGCTTGAGCCACGACGGCAAATTGTTTAATAGGAAATCAAACTTCCAAAACAGGGCCTTTGGATTGCCAGCTTTGTCAACATAATCCTCGACTCGCGAGACAAACAGAAACGACTGTAGCTTACGAAACATCCAACACCACTCGATTGCAGTGACGCACAGCCACGAAGCGCCCATATCGCGACTCTTCTCAATCAAGATGTCGCGTTCCTTGATTGCTCTAATCAAGCGCAACATCGCAGTTTCCTGGAACGGATAGAGTATAAAAGGGATCTTCGTAAATGGGCTACTTCGTGGATCATACGTGTAGCCAAATCCGTTAATAAAAAACAGCGGGTCCCTAGAACAAGCATCGCGAATTACATCTGCGTAACTCGGGCTTTCCATAATACGATGATGCACCGCCGCTCTCCAGCGGAGATTTTCCTTGATTCCCTTCGGAATAAAGCGATTGAATGGAGAGTCTACGCGCACGGACACATTTCCTCTTCTTGCTTTGCATCCTCTATCGGAACCACCACTGGCTCTCCCCATCCGTTCTGCGGAGTCGTATCCCGCTCCTTGCACCTGCGCATGTATTCATCGCTGATCCATGGGGTGATCTCGCTCGGCATCGGCTCGCTTCGATCGAAGGCCCAAAGGCACGAGTGAGTTACGCACCACCCATAGATGCTCCGCGTTGGCTCGATAATCATCATAGATGGGCCACTACCCATGATAAGGAGTCCAATGATCCCTCCATCCTCTTTATCGACAACCGGCCCACCGGAGCAGCCTGGCCCGCCTGTAATATCAACGTGGTCAATGTTTCGAGGAGCTTTAAGTGGGAGACCGTCAATGAGCTTATCAACGCATGAGATGCGTCCATAGAATACCAACCTTTCATTCAAATCAATGTCAAGCGGCGTTCCGCAGTGGATGATTTCCTGTCCGAGTTTGATGTGATTGAAAGCTCGGTAGAAGAACGCATCGCCCTCCATCTCGTCGCCTGACACAATCTCAAGCAATGCGCAGTCGGTGTCAACGGTCCAGTCGCCACATCGCAAGACGCGCGCAAACGCAGTCTTGTCGCCCTGAATAATCGTGGCCTCCTTGAACGTGCCGTCGCTCCGCGCAAAGATATCGCCAACATGCCCGGCTGTCCAGACGAAGGTTCGGTCGCCGCGAGTGAATAGGACGCCCGACCCGTGGCCCGAGCCGTTAGTCACGACTACAGTGTTGCGATACACGTCTTCGGCAACACCGCCGAAGCAGTATCCGGCCAACAAGACAAAAGCAATTAAGGACGCCCAGAAGACGTGAGCACCCAACCTACTTGGCAACTTCATTTTCCTTCTCCATTGCGTAAAAGAATTGAAAGTCAACAATCACGACCACAGTATTTTCATACAAACCTTTGCAGACAAGGAGTTGTTTTCCCTCCTCAGCCTCTCGTTATCGCACCGTAGATCTTCATTCAGCCTTACGACTGCATCGAAGTCTTCCTTCATATTGGCAACCCTGGCGTTCAGCTTTTTTCCCATGTTCCTGAACTTAGCTTCGTTCTTCTTCTTCATTTCTCTTCTCCAGTCTATGGTTAAACTACTTCACGACAAAGAACAATTGTTGCCTGTACGTACCCGCAAATTTAGTTGCACAATCATCGCAACAAAAAAAATGCGGAACCCTAACTCCATCTGCGATGTGGTATCTAGCGGCGATACCATCGGAAGCAGCCATGCAAGCCGACATGGCAGTTCTTGCGCATGTTCTGCCGAGCGGAGACCCGCAATTATCGCATGTGCTCACTATCTCCGCGCCTTTCCGTTTTGCCTTTCTTCCGGCATTCGGTTTCTTACAAAACTTCAGCCTGTAGCGTCTTGCCATTCTCTTCCTCTTCTATTAGCTCTTCCAGGTACGATTCAATTTCGCTAATCGTTCTTTTCGATTCATTCCTCGAATTCTGCCTGCGCTCTTCTTCAACATCAACCTTCACTTCTATCTGCCCGACCTTCGCCATGAATTCCTTCGGGGACTCAATTGCCTGCACGTATAAGTACCATGCAGTGTTATTCGGGCAAGACTCCACTTGCGTCTTGTCCCGCAGGAAATGTCCGGCAGCTTCGGCGGCCCAGCGAAGGTTGTCCCTGTAGCTCTTCTCGATTCCTTCACAAACAATCAACGGAACGACTTTTTCCTTGGGCGCATTATCGAAGGCCGTCTTCCACGCTTCGACATCATATTCCGCAAGGAGGTTTGCTAGAATCGAATGCTCTTCCGACGCTTTAATAACCGCTTCGTAGTACGTCAGGCCCCCACCCTCCTTGGTTTGGTAGATATCAACACTCGCCTTCCACCTATCGTACGTCGGCTTTTTCTTACCAACATCCTTGCGCCACAGGACAGATCTAGCCCGCGAAGCGAACTCGTTGATGCTGTCGCCTGTTGGCGGTGGAGCGAACGGACGCGACTTTATCTTCTTTGCCACAGATTCTCTTTCTACTAGATCTGTACCGGTGCGCCTTGAACGGGAACATCGGGCTGGATAACCCGCCCGGCGCTGGTGTCATGCGCGTACTGGGGCACATTGACGGGGACCAGTTGCGAGCGGCCCGGAACCTCAGCGCCGGTAGGCGGGGGAGTGTAGTCGGCAACTGGCTGATCTGTGTTCTGAA